CAAGCGCATACGGCTATTACGTCCTTGCGACGAACGCCGGCGTCCGAATGACAGCGGGCAGCAGCAGCATCTACGTCATACCGAACGGCTGCCGCAGCACGAAAGAGATCACCGTGGACTCCGACCGGCGCGTCAAGGAGGACATCGACTACGACATGACACGGTATGAGGCGTTCTTCCTCAACCTGCGCCCCTGCGTCTATCACCGGAAGGGCATGGAGCGGCGGCTGCATACCGGCTTTATCGCGCAGGACGTGGAGGCCGCGCTGGCGGCGGCGTCGCTGCAATATGAGGACTTCGCCGCACTGGTGAAGGACCCGCACACAAACCCGGAGTACGGCATCGCCTACGGCGAATTTGCCGCGCTGAACACATACATGATCCAGAGATTGATGCAGCGCGTGGAAGCGCTGGAAAGGAGGACAGCATGAAAAGACTGATTGAACAGGTGGACCGCATCCTGGCGATGCTGGAGGTCAAGGGTGACAGCGTGATGCTCCTGGCGGACGCCCGGCGCGCGCTGGGCCAGCTCTACCAAATGGCGCCGGAGGAGAAAGCGCCGGAGGACGAAGGGAGTGAAACGCCGTGAAGCTGCCGAACATGATCTACGGCGACGACATCCGAAAAGGCCGGCAGGTGCAGTTCGGCGGGCTCAATCACAACCTGGGCGCCGGAGACGGCGAGCTTTGGGACATGGAGAACCTGACGAGCGACTACTACCCTCTGCTGGCGACACGGCAGAAGCGCCGGCTTTACCGGACGATCACGAAGCCAAACGGGATATTTTCATGGGACGCGCTGGCCTGGGTGGATGGCACGACGTTCTATTACGACGGCGTTGCCCGCGGGTCCGTGACGAACGGGAAAAAGAGCTTTACCGCGCTGGGCGTGTATATCATCATCCTCCCGGACAAGAAATACTACAACACCGCGACCGGGGAATACGGGAGCCTGGAGAGCAGATGGACCGGCACGCGCCTCACCTTCACAAACGGCAAGCTGTACGGCGAGGACGCGGAGGCCAACTGCATCCAGGCGAACGGCGTGACCTGGACCAACTATTTCCGTGTGGGCGACGCCGTGACAATCTCCGGCTGTACGACGCACCCGGAGAACAACAAGACGCCAATCATCCGGGAGATCAGCGGCAACAAGCTCTATTTCTACGAGCACACATTCAAGCTGAACGGCACAGACGGCACGACACCGTACAACGAGACCGGGGCCATGATGATCGAGCGGACCGTGCCGGACCTCAAATACATCTGCGAGAATGAAAACCGCCTTTGGGGATGCGACGACAACACGATCTACGCGAGCAAGCTGGGCGACATCTTCAACTGGAATGTGTTTGACGGGCTCCAGACGGACAGCTATGCCGTGGACACCGGCAGCGCGGGAAAATTCACGGCCTGCGTGAGCTACCTGGGCTACCCGGTATTCTTCAAGGAGGACCGCATCTACAAGGTGTACGGGAGCATGCCGAGCAATTACGAGGTCATGGGCAGCGCGACGCTGGGCGTGGCCGCCGGGAGTGACCGGAGCATCGCCATCGCGGGAGAGATTCTGTTCTACCTGAGCACGGCGGGCTTTATGGCATATTCCGGCGGAATCCCGCAGCCCATAGGGCGGGCCTTCGGACTGACGCGGCAGCGCAACGCCGTCGGAGGCAGCGACGGGCTGAAATACTACGTCAGCTTTCAGGACGAGAACGACGCCACGCGCTTCTGCGTCTACGACGCACAAATGGGGCTGTGGCACATCGAGGACGCGACGGCGGCCGTGGGCTTCTGCCGATATAACGGCAACACTTACGTCCTGGAGGAGAGCGGCGGCATCTTCCTCACCGGGACCATCCTGGGCAGCGCCGGCACAGAGGAGGCGGACTTCTCATGGACGGCGGAGTTCGGGGATTATACCGAGCTGGGGAAAAGCGCCGACCTGGGGCCGAACAAGAAGGGCGTCTCCAAAATACAAATCCGGCTGGAGCTGGAGGAGGGTGCCACGGCGATGGTCTATCTCCAATTCGACAGCACGGGAGACTGGATTCAGTGCGGACAGGCCATGCAGGAGGGCGCGAAGCGCAGTTACTACCTCCCCATCGTGCCGCGCCGCGGGGATCACTACCGCATGAAGATCACCGGCACCGGGGGATGCCGCATCTATTCGCTGGTCCGCGAGTATTACAACGGATCGGAACTGAAATCTTTGCAAGGGAGGAACTGAGAAATGGCATATTCCTATGAGGACTTTGAAAACGCGGCCAACCAGGCGGGGCTGCTGGGGCAGTTTTCGCAGTATGACCTTGATTTGGCACGGGCGCACCCGGAGGCGGGCCTGAGCATCCTGAGCTTGAAAAAGGACTACGCCAACGCCACCACGCCGGAGCAGAAGGCGCTCATAAACGAGGCGGCCAACCAGGTCCGCAGCAGCTACGGCAGCTATACCGGCGGCACCGACGGCAGCCAGTATTACGCCGTCACGCCGCACGCGCAGACCAGCGACATCGACCAGCAGATCAACGGCGTGCTGGGCCAGATCGGCAGCTACGGATCCTTCGCGTATGAGAACGACGACGCATACAAGGCGGCGCTGGCGGCCGTCGTAAACGCGGACCCGTTCAGCTTCGACTACGGCAACGCGGATATGTACCAGCGGGCGCTGGAGGCGCTTGCCAATGCCCCGTCGTTCAACTTCGACTACGCAAACCAGGACGCCTACCAAAAGGCGCTGGACGCTGTGGCAAACGCGCCGTCCTTCGAGTACGGAAAGGAGGCGCCGACCTATGTGAACGCCTACGAGCAGCAGCAAAAGGACCTGCTGGACAAGGCGGTGAACCGCGAGCAGTTCAGCTATGACAAGGACACGGACCCCGTGTACGGCAGCTACAAAAAGAGCTATCTGCGCGAGGGCGACCGGGCCACGGCGAACGCACTGGCGCAGGCGAGCGCGGCCAGCGGCGGCCGGGCCAGCAGCTACGCCGTCAACGCGGCGACGCAGGCAGGTGACTACTACGCCACCAAGCTCAACGACATCATCCCGACGCTGTATCAGCAGGCGTTCGACCGTTACCTCCAGGAGTATCAGATGAAGCTGAGCGACCTGAACGCCGTGAACGGGCAGGAGCAGCTGGATTATCAGCGGTATCTGAACGAGCTGGGGCAGTTCAACACGGACCGCGGCTTCGCGCTGGACGCTTACAACACCAACGCGGCGCAACGTCTGAACGCGCTGAACGCGCTGCTGTCGGATCGCGGGCAGCAGTTCAACGAACAGATGGGCGCTTACGACGCAGACAGGCAGGCTCGCATGGACGCCATGAACGCCCTAATGAGCGACCGCGGCCAGCAGTACAACGAGCAGATGGGCGCCTATGACGCGAACGCGCAGGCCCGTCTGAACGCGCTGAACGCGCTGACCGGCGACCGGCAGCTGGCCTACGGCGAGTGGGCCGATCAGTACGAAATGCTCCAGAACTACCTCAAAAACCTCCAGGGCCAGAGCGACACGATCTACGCCCGCGCGCTGGACGACGAGAACCGGCGCCTTGCGGAGCGGCAGTATGCCGATAAGCTGACGCAGCAGGATTTTGAAAACCAGCTTGCGCTGGCGACCTACGCCGCAGAGCTGGGCGACTATTCGCTGCTGGAGGCGCTGGGCATCAACCCGAACACGGAGAACGTGTACCAGCTCGCACTGGCCGCGGCGGGCAAGCTCGCCGGCGGTGTGGCCGGAGGAACGGCCGGAGGAACCGGAGGCACCGGCGGCGGATATACCGGCGGCGGCACCGGAGGGAGCGGCGGAAGCGGGAACGGCGGCAAGACCGAAGTGGACGCCGCGTTCAAGCAAACCGTCCTGGCAACCTATCCCGACGGCGTTGTGACGAACCCGGACGACTGGCAGACACTCCTTGCCTATTACGACGAGGAGACGCTGAAAGCGGCCGGCATCACATACAAAGGCGCGGATCAGCAAGGGGCCGGAGCGGCAGGCGACGGACTCACAACGTCGGCGTACAACATGGCAGCCCGCGGCATCCTGGAGAACTGGCAGAGCGGCAAGGCCGACGCGGCCCGGCAGGGCATCGCGGACATCTGGAACAGTCTGAGCGCACAGCAGCAGGAGAACCTGCGGACCACGCTGATAAACGCCGGCGCCGGCGCGTTGTTCAACAGCGGGACCGGCAGCGCTGGTAACGGATATGTGCCGATGGGCGACCTGAACCGGGAAAGCAATCATTCCGGCACCGGCGGGCTGGAGATCAACCTGGGCTCCGTGGAGGCGCTGGGCTACGGTCCGATCAGCGCAGAGCGACTTGCGGAGCTTGTGCAGCAGGGGCTCGTCGAGGAGTACGTCAAAGACGGGCAGCGGTATTTCCGGCGCGTGCAGCAACCGCTGACAGGCGCAAACAATCTCTTTAGTATCTCCGGCCGCTTCGGCTGAGAAAGCGAGGAAGCGCATCATGGCAAACAACAGCTTTACGGCGCAGTATGACGAAGCAAGAAAGAAAAAGGAGGAGGAACAGGCAAGCACCATTCTCCCCTCCTTTACCCCGCTGGCGCTGTCGCTGCCGACGCTGGAGCCGGTCGTGCCGCAGCGGACGGACAACCACAGCGTCCTCCATCAGATCGAGCAGGAAACCGGACGGAACGCGACGGCGGAACGGCTGGCGCCCGTCCAGAAGCCGCAGACTATCCTGGGCGCGATCAGAGAACTCCCGAAGCTGATAGGCGAAGGCATCCAGGCGAAGGCAAAGGTCGAGGCCGACATGGCGACGGATGATATTATCGACCCGCTGGAGGCGGCCGGGCTGGGCCTTGCGAAAGGCATGGGCGCGCTGTCCGCCGGGGAAGCAATCGGCGCGGGCATCGGGAAGATCACCGGAAACGAGGACATCCAGAAGCGGGCCCGCGAGGTCTCTGACATCAACGACCAAATGCTCAAAGAGGCGAAGGAGCAGAACTCCCTCGCCTTCGGCGCCGGCAACATCGGCGGAAACCTAATGCTAATGTCAGGCATCGGGCAGGGCCTCGGCGCGATCAAGGGCCTCGGACAACTGCCGACGATTGCACGCGGCGCGATCACCGGCCTCGGAACGCTGGCCGGAGCGGAGGCAATCCACGGCGCCGGAGCGGCAGCCACGGGAAAGATCACGCCAGGCGAATATGCGAAGAATGTGGCCGTCAGCGGCATCGCCGGAGCGGCCGGTGGCGCGCTCAGCGCAGGCGTGAACGCCGCGGGCTTGAAGCTGCTGCGCGGGATGAACAAGGCGAAGGACGGCGTTATTACTGCCGGCAGTGATTTCATCGGCGCGCAAAACAAGGTGCTGCCGAACGTGCTGCTGGGCGGCGCGTCCTCCCTGGGCTACTCCGCCGGCGTGACCGGGACGCAGGAGCTCAGCAAGGCCATCACCGACGAGGACTACACGCCGGACTGGAATCAGATCGGGACGAGCGCACTGACGGCTTTTGCCTTCGGCGCGTTCAATGCGTATCTGCGCACGGCGCAGACGAGCGAAGCGAACCGGAGCACGATGCAGCAGGTCAACGACGCCGTGCAGGACAGCTACCGGAAATGGAGCGAGGCGACGGACCCGGCGATCAAGGCGCAGTATGCGGAGGAGACCGCAGCGTGGGCAGACCGGGCAATCAAATCGCTCGCAGATATGCAGATCGTCGGAGCGGATCAGCAGGTCCGCGACATGGCGGACTTCCTCTGGAACATCGAGCAGGAAATGGCGGCCTATACCACGCTCAACACGAATTTCGGAGCGGAGCTTGGCACGGGCGGCGCGCTTGTTCCGGGCATGGCCGGCGGGCTTGCACCGACCGGCGGACAGCCGGCGCCGGGAACACCACGGGGAGCGCTGCCGGATCAGACGGGCGCGCTGGCGGCGCTGGCCGTCAACGGAAACGTCCCGGCGGAAGCGCCGAAATCGCAGCCGGAGGGGCTGACGCTGCCCACGCTGGAGACGGAAAATGCACAAAACGCGAAAAATCTGCCCGCAGCAGAAGGAAAAATGCCCACGCAGGCCGCAATATTGCCCGAAGGCACGGGAAATATGCCAACAGAGCGGTATAGTCTGCGCGACGTTCCCGTGCCGACCTATGAGGAGCTTGTGGCAAAGCCGGACGTGACCGTGGTGGACGTGCGCCGGCCGCAGACCGGGAACTTTGCAGAGGAGCGCGCCGCGTTCCTGGACAGCCCGGCGGCGAAACAAATGTATTCCGCGCCCGTTGTCAACCGCGACACAGGCGAGGGCATCTTCATCACGCCGGCCACCATGACGCACACGTTCTCAAATGAGGGCTGGGAGCAGATCGAGCTGGCGGAGCATCTGCCGGAGATCGTCGAGACCGCTGTGCTGACGCACGCGGAACCGAGCAGAAAAGCGCCGGACGACAGAACGACCGGCGTATATACTCTGTTCGGAGCGGCGCTGACGGACGCAGGCGTGCAGCCCGTGAAGCTGACCGTGAAGGAATACAACATCGAAAAGCAGGCGATCCCGGCAACTATCGCGGAATACCTGGGGACCGGCGTGCAGCCGGAGACCTACGCAAGCGTCTATGACGGGAAGGTGCTGGTGCTGGAGAACATAGAAAAAGAAAGTCCCTCCAGTTCAGCAGCAACCGACGCGGCCGAAAAGGCCGCCGTTTACCACCCTTCGGGACTTTCTGCAATCAGTGTAAAGGATTTGCTTTCGCTTGTCAAGGGGGACGCGGCGCGCTATGTGCCGCAGCCGCAGAGCGGAGCGGTCCAGATCATGCCCGGCAACGCCGGCGCTCAAATTCAAAACGGAGGTATGACAAATGGAAACGAAGGAAACGCAGGGCCTCAGCTTGCCGGTCCAAGAGGGAACGAAGCGGGCCAAAATGCCGTGGGAGAAACGGGTGCTCTATACCGTGGAGACGCCGGAGGGCGACCTGATGAGCTTGGACGAGGAGCAGCTGACGCAATACGCATCCGGGGCGGGAGCAAAGAAAACCGAGCCCTGACGATCCAGCGCCAGCGGGCCGCGATGGAGCAGCCGTTGGCAAGCCCGGCGGACTTCGGCATCGAGAACGGGAGCGCAAATCCGACGCTGCGCGTGCTGCCGGAGGCGGACTATGACGCCGAGGCCACGGAGTTCACCGAATGGGCCTATGAAAGAGGCGTCAAGGACGTCAAGATTGTAACGGGCCTGATCCAGATCGAGACGCCGGAGGGCCCCGTCTCTGTTCTTGACGTAATCAACAAGGACACAGGCACACTTATCATCCGCGGCGACAGCCTGAAACGCAGCCTGAGCGAGACCGGACGCCACAGCGTCGGCCACTTCGTCACCGGGCAGACGCAGGTGGAGAGCTTCGAGAGAGCGATCAAGGGCCGATACAAGGAGGAGGCGTGGGGCCACCTATTTGATACATACCGGAGGTCCTGGGCGCCGCTGACAAACAACTACGAAGGCATGACGGAGCGGGAGACCGAGCTGTATGTGTGGGAGGAAATCCTGGAGGACGCCTACGCCGGCGTGGACAACTACGGAACAAAGGCGAGCGTGTACAGCCGCGAGGCGCTGGCGGTCATTGACGGCACGCAGGAGACCGGAGAGCTGACGCTGCCGACGCTGGACAACGCGCCGGCCGGGACGCAGCCGGAGATCAACGGCATCCGCGGGCCGCCTGCCAGGTATCTCTACGCAGGGAAGAACGCGCGCAGCGCCGACAGCGAGGCGCTGGCCGAGGCGGAGCGGCTGGAAATGCAGGGGCTTGACCCGGAGGACATCCGCCAGGAGACGGGATGGTTCCGCGGCGACGACGGCCTGTGGCGCTATGAGATCGACGACAGCGGCATGGAATACAGGAGCCAGGGCGATATGGCGTATATGCAGGACCCGGAGTACAGAGAGTATCTGGAACTTTGGGACAAGGTTGTCGCCAGGAGCGAGGGGACGGACGAGGAGCTGGACCGCGTGCGCGAGCTGGACAAGAAGTACAGCGGCGTCGGAAGAATCGCAGCGTTCAAGATGTACGAGGGGCGCGCAAAGCTGGCGGACATCATCCAGCACGACGAGCTTTTCCGCGCATATCCGCAGCTTAGGAACACTTCCGTCCGGTTTACGGACCTCCCGAAAGGCGTGCGCGGAGAGTTCGACCCGTCAGAAAACGCGATCACGCTGGACCATTCCCTCCGGGACGCGCCAGAGAGCACGCTGGTCCACGAAATCCAGCACGCGATCCAGCGGGCAGAGGGATTTGCCAGAGGAGCGAACACGGAATACTGGCAGCGGCAGCTTGACAACGGATTCGATAACCGGACGCACGACGAGCTGCGCCACGCCGAGGAGCTGGAGCGGCAGTATGACGTGATGGAGAAAAGCGATCCTGCTTTCATGCGGGAGGCGGAGGCGCTTTATGCCACGGTCCCGGATTTGCCACGCGGAAAAGTGGATTGGGACACGCTGGAGCAGATCGAGGAGGACCCGCCGGAGTGGCAGGAGTTCGACGCGAAGCGCGACGCGCTGGAGGAGCGGTACGGCTGGGAAAAGATCGGGCAATTCTTCGACCTGAAATACGACATGGAGAAGGCCCGGAGCGGCAAACGAAACGCTTACGACCTCTACCGGGACACGGCCGGCGAGATCGAGGCGCGCGATGCGGCATCCCGCCGGACCATGACCCCGGAGGAGCGGCGCGAGCTGCCGCCGGCACGGGGCGGAGGAAACGCAGTTTTCAATTTCAACGACTACGAGGAGCTGGCGCAGGAGCGGGACACCGAGTACATGGAGGCAGTGGAGAACGGAGACGTTGCCACGGCGCAAAAGATGGTGGACGCGGCGGCAGAGGCGGCCATGCCCGAAAGCAAGGTGCGGAGCAAGAAAACCGGGAAACTGCGCCCCGTCTATCACTACACGAACAAGGTGTTTACCGAGTTTAAGCCGATGCCGGCAAGCGCGGGCAGTAACCGGACGCACGGCGACGGATATTATGTATCGACAAACGAGGATGAATACAAATCGTTTGGCGATCACAAAATGACGCTGTATGCCAACATCACGAAACCGTTTGAAATGGAGCTGTCCGCGGATCAGGCGCAAGCTGTGTACGACAAGTATTTCAAGCCGTACCACGAGGACAAGTTCCACACATACGAGCCGCACGTTGTCGATAAGCTGCAATCTCCGTACAGAGTATTCGACTATCTCAAAGAGGCGGCAGAGAAAAACGGAACCACGACCAGCGCG